CAAGTGATGTTGCAGGTGATACTTTAACATTACCTAACTCAACTGCAGTAAATGCTAGAGTAAGATTAACTTGCATTAAGGATGATGGTACTAACTCAACTTATAGAGCTGAGACTTTATCAACTCCTATTGCAACAATAGCGTAATAATTAATTAATGTGGGGCTTAGGCCCCACATTTAATTTTAAGGAGAAAATATGAGTTCAGATCAAAAGTTTACTACAATAACGAGTACAGGACAGGTTCAAACTATTTCTGGTGGATCAACGGCTATTGGTCCATGTAGAGTTACTTACATTCAATGTGAAGGAGTGGCTAGTTCTAAACTAATTTTAAGAAACAGTAGTGACGGCAGTGGAGATAAAGTATTTGAAGCTGATTTTGGCACAGAAGGTTTAGATATTTATATGCCTGGAAATGGTATTAGATTCGACACAACTTTACATGCTACGATAACAAATACTACATCTGTTACTATTGGTTACACTGGCTAGGAGTTTAAATGGCTAATACTACTTCAGGAACGGCAACGTTCGATAAAACTTTTGCTATTGATGAAATAATAGAAGAAGCTTTTGAGCGTATAGGTCAACAAAATGTTGCTGGCTATCAATTAAAAAATGCTAGAAGAACTTTAAATATATTGTTCCAAGAGTGGGGCAATAGAGGTATTCACTATTGGGAAGTGGATGAACTTAATATGGATTTAATTGAGGGTCAGTCAGATTATGATTTTTTTAGATCTAGTGATGATGGCACGAGCGCTGTCTCCACGCCAGCAAATGTGTATGGTATGTCCGATGTTCTTGAAGCACAGTTAAGATCCAATAGAACTCAAACAACACAATCAGATAGCCCTATGACAAAAGTAGATAGATCTACTTATGCAGGTTTTTCTAATAAATTATCAAAAGGCACACCTAATCAATATTGGGTAGAAAGATTTATTGATAAAGTTAGAGTTCATATTTACCCAACACCAGATTCTACAAATGCATCTAAAGATATGCATTTTTATTATATAAAAAGAATACAAGATGTAGGTGATTATACAAATGCAACTGATGTTCCATTTAGATTTGTGCCTTGCATGGTATCAGGATTAGCTTACTATTTATCTATGAAATATATGCCTCAAATGGTTCAAGCAACAAAATTAATTTATGAAGACGAATTAGCTAGAGCATTAGCAGAAGATGGTTCTGCATCTAGCACTCACATAACACCAAAAGCATATTACCCAGGATCATAATGGCAAAATATTCAACAGGTAAATACGCAAAAGCAATATCGGATAGATCTGGTATGGAGTTTCCATATAAAGAAATGGTTAGAGAATGGAATGGTTCTTTTGTTCATGTGTCAGAGTTTGAACCAAAGCAACCACAGTTAGAACCAAAGCCCATGAATGGTGATGCAATATCTCTTAGACATGTAAGACCTGATAGAGCAGAAACAGCTGTTCCAAAACTTTTACCATTAAATCCTTTTACTACAACAAATGGATCCACAACAATATCTGTAAATGAACCAAATCATGGTAGATCAAATAATGATAGAGTTAGGTTTAGAGATGCAGCTGTTGTTGGAGGTGTGGCTGCAGCAACAATAAATTTAGCTGCAGGTTATTTAATTACTAGAGTAGATGATGATAATTATACCTTTGCAACAGCTACAACATCTAGTATAACTGAGGTAGGAGGAGGTGGTTCTGCATCTGCGGGACCAGTAACAGTGACGGCATGATTAAAAAAATTAAAAATTTTATTTGTAAATTATTTAATATTAAATCTTGTAAATGTGATGACATGGATCCACACGAAGAATTATATTTACATTCAAAAGAACCAGAAACTCCAATTTATGAAGATGTTGATGGTAAAGCAATAAAATGTGGAACACACAATAGATACAAAAAAAGTTGTCCTATTTGTAAAGAAGTGGCAGGAATAGCATAATGTCAGGATTAAGCGCATCAGGATTAAAAACACAAATAAAAAGTTATACTGAAACAGACTCTAATGTTTTAACAGATGCTGTTTTAGAAAATATAATTTTAAATGCTCAATATAGAATAATGAGAGATGTTCCTATTGATGCAGATAGAAGACAACAATCTGTAAATTTAGTTCCAGGACAAGAGAGTATTAATGCTCCTGCAGGTTGTTTGTTTATAAGAGCAATTCAAGTTTATGACTCTAGTTCTGTTTTAACAGGACCAAATGTTTTTCTAGAAAAAAAAGATATGAGTTATTTACAAGAATATCAAGATGTAACAGGAACAGCAGCAGCTCAAGGAAAACCTAAATATTATGCTATGTTTGGAGGTGCAACTGGAAACACGGATACGACATCAGGTAGAATATTTTTAGCTCCCACACCTAATACTAATTATTTAGCCAGAATACATTTTAACAAAATGGCAGGTCTTTTAGAGGGTGATAATACTAATTATATCAGTCTTAATTTTCCAAATGGTCTTTTATATTGCTGTTTATCTGAAGCATATGGTTTTTTAAAAGGTCCAATGGATATGTTGACTTTATACGAAAATAAATATAAACAAGAGGTACAGAAGTTTGCTAGTGAGCAAGTTGGTAGAAGACGAAGAGACGATTATACGGATGGAACTCTTCGAATACCAATACCCTCACCAAACCCGTAGGAGATAAATTATGGCAAATGCATCAGCAATATGTTCAAGCTTTAAACAAGAGCTTTTACAAGGTAAACACAGTTTTGAGTCTTCAGGTGGACACACTTTTAAAATAGCACTATATGATAGTGACAAAAATTTAGGAGCATCAACTACAGACTATAATACATCAGAAGAAATTTCAAATACATCTGGATCTGCATACTCTCCAGGTGGTGCAACTCTTACAAACTCTGGCGTATCATTAACCAGCACTACAGCTTTTACAGATTTTAGTGATGTAACTTTTTCATCTGCTTCTTTTACTGCAAATGGTGCATTGATATACAACACAACAACAGATGGTGGATCAGGAACTACTGATGCTGTTTGTACAATTGCATTTGGTGGTGACAAGACAGCTAGTAACGGAACTTTTAAAATTGAGTTTCCAACAGCAGATTCAAGCAGCGCAATCATTAGATTAGCATAGGAGGCCGACCGTGTCGGTATCTTCAGGATGGGGCAGGTTCACCTGGGGCCAAGCTAATTGGAACGAAAATCAAAAGTTTGGAGCAGGTTGGGGAGCCAAGACTTGGAATGAACAGTCTTGGGGAGATCTTAACGACGTAACAATTTCTTTAACAGGTTTTGAAATATCCTCTAGCATGGGTATAGAGGGCTGGGGTAATAATACTTACGGTCAAGGTGCTTGGGGTGAGTTTGCAATCACAATTGGTTTAAGTCCTAATTTTGATATTAGTGGTGTAGAATTTTCATCTAACGTAGGTTCTTTATCAGGAATTGGTTCTGCAGTTGTAGAACCATCAGGAGTTTCTGCATCATTTAATGTCGGATCATTAGCAGTAGAGTCAGATGCTAATGTATCGATGTCAGGTGTTTCTGCATCGTTTGCATTAGGCGCTGTAACAGTTGCTGACATGAGTGTTGGTTTAACTGGTCAAGAAGCAACTTTAAGTCAAGGAACTGCAATTGCACCAAACGATACTGTTCAACCATCGGGCTTATCAATAACTTCAGCCCAAGGAACTGCAGTTGGATCTTCTAGTAACCAAGTTGATGTTACAGGATTTTCAATGTCTGCATCTATTGGAACGGCAGTTGCACCAAACAATACAGCAATATTATCTGGTGTATCAGCTACATTTAATTTAGGTACAATTATAGGTTTAGGTGGAGCTGTAGCTAATTTAACAGGATTATCTGCAACAGCTAGTGTAGGAGCTTTAGATCCTAATGATATGACTATTGGATTATCGGGTCAATCATTTAGTGCTAGCGTTGGCTCCGTATCTGTGGTTGATATGCAGGTTGGGTTAACTGGTCAATCAGCAACATTTAGTGTTGGAGCTGTGAATATTTTTGCATATGGAGATATTGACACTGGTCAAAATAACAGTTATTCTGATGTACCAACAGGTTCCAATGGGACTTATTCAAATGTTGCAACAGGAACAAATAACAGCTATAATGATGTAGCAGCTTAGGAGAATTTTTTATGGCATCAACATTCACCCCTTTGGGTATAGAACTTCAGGCAACTGGTGAAAACGCTGGAACTTGGGGTAATAAAACAAATGTTAATTTACAAGTAATCGAGCAGATAGCTGGTGGATTTACACAACAAGCATTAACAAGTGGTGGAACTGTTGCATTAACTAGCACTGATGGAGGAACAGGAGATGTTCTTGCACACAGAATGATAGAGTTTACTGGATCTTTATCTGGTAATGCAGTTGTAACAATTCCAAATGACGTTCAAAACTTTTATATACTAAAAAATTCAAGCACAGGATCTTACACAGTTCAATTTAAATATGCTACAGGATCTGGAGACAGTTTTACTTTTGGAGCTACACAAAAGAAAACAGCTATAATTTTTGCATCAGGTAATCCAGATACAACAAATCCTAAAATGATTGAAATTCAAACAGGTGGAGATGTTGTTGATGATACTTCTCCACAATTAGGTGGCGATCTAGATACAAACGATTTTAATATTGCATTTGACGATGCGCATGGAATTAATGATGAAAATGGAAATGAACAAATAGTATTTCAAACAACTTCATCTGCAGTAAACCAATTAGATATAACAAATGCTGCAACAGGTAATGCACCATCCATTCAAGCAACAGGTGGTGACTCTAATATAAATTTAAAAGTTGGACCTAAAGGAACTGGTCTTATAGAAGTTCTTGGTGCAACAAACCCAGGTTCAATTCAGCTTAACTGTGAGTCTAACTCCCACGGGATTAAACTTACGTCACCCCCACATAGTTCTGGGCAGTCGTATGAACTTAAATTTCCCACTGGAAATGTAACAGCAGACAGATTTTTAAAAGTAGCATCAGTATCTGGTTCAGGCACAACAGGTGTTGGACAGTTATCATTCGCTGAAGTATCAGGCGGAACCTCTTGGCAAGCAGTTAAAACTTCTACATTTACAGCAGTTGCTGGTGAGGGTTATTTTATAGATACAAGTTCTGGTGCAGTAGAGATGGATTTACCTGCAGGAAGTATAGGTGATGAAGTATCATTTATAGATTATGCAGGGACATTTGATTCAAATGCTCTAACAATCGATCAAAACGGTTCAGAAAAAATTGCAGGATCAACAGATCCTTTAACAGTATCAACAGAAAGAGCAGCAAATACTTTAGTCTATGTAGACAGCACACAAGGTTGGCTCTTAAAGAATAA